TGGATGCCTATATGATTGAAGAGGGCAAGATGTATCTAGACGGCGACGGTAAAATACCCGAGGCATCTTTCTATTGGTTTGAAGACGACGTGTTATGTAAGTGCAGACCAGACATCATCTGTAAACCGCAAGGTCCACATCAAGATTATGAGATAGTTGTGGTTGATTACAAAACCACCTACTCTTGCAGTCCTGAGTCGTTCAAAGAATCTGTATTGAAATACGGATACGCAGAACAAGCCGCCTGGTACAGAAGAGGTATGGAAGCTGCGGGATACAAAGTCAAAGAGTTTGTGTTTGTCGCGCAAGAAAAGAAACAACCATTTGCTAGTAAGGTATTTAAGATAACTAACGAACAAATGGACGTGGCTTGGCTGACTATGGAAGAACACCTACACGCTTACATGCGACACTTGAAAGGTGAAAAGCCAACTGTATACAACAGCCCTAATGTCGTTACACTTGATTTAGGAGAAGAATGATGGCGCGATTAAAAAATGAAGATAGATTATGTGGAGCTTTTTACAAAGCACACAGTTTTTTGGATTTCGATATAAAAACTCATAACCAAAACACAGGACCTTTATCAGAGGCTAAGTTGCTTGGGATAGATTTGCCAGGTATTTTGCGTTATCAAGAACAAGCTACCCCAGAAGTGCGAAATAAAATGGATATATATTCGCATCTTTGTAGAGAGGAATATGATTTGTGGATGGATTCACTAAAGTTTCAATTTCATGCAAGTTTACTCCATGAGATTTTGCCACCTAAAAAAATATTAAATGAATTTTTTGGAGATCTTCACATACGAATACCACATGAAAAAACTTTGCTCATACAAGAAAGAGGTGATTGCACTACGATGATGTCTGTGCAAGAACATAGAACCGATAAATACATCAAGCAAATAAAAAAATTGGCAGGACAAGATAGCTTATTTGTTACTAACAAGGCTGTTAGAAACTTATTAGGCCAAATTAAAAGCTGGAAAACAGAAACAGTTTTAGCTTGTCGTTTGACGTTCACACATAATTTATCTAGGGAAGACATTTACAAACCAAAACGATTTAAAAACAAAACTTTAGAAACTATTACTAGGCCAACCACAGTACATTATCCTACGACTATAGTTTTTCCTTGTGGACTTACAATAAAAGAAACAGAAAAAGAAAATTTGCCTGTGTTGATAGATGATCTTGAGCAGTTTAAAAATGATACAGATTATGGTTTATTTTGTGCAATGGTTTTTCCATACAGTAGTAAACCGATTGAAGGTCATTATTTAGCATGGGACCACACCGAACAAGAAACTTTAAAAGATAAATTTTGGAAAACTATGAATAAGCAATGGGGGATGAACCAAAACAATTATGTGCCTCCAAGAAATAATTTGTGGCGAGCCGCGTTGCAAACCCTAGTCCACATATCTGTATTGACACATCCAGACT